GGAACATGATGTTCCCGACCTAGCAATGTTATCGGCAAACTAAGATAGCATTGAGCAGGGTGGCAATAATCTTAACTCGTTCGGCAACCTTCTTTATGAGAAGGCTGCTAACGATAGTACGGACGTCTGTATTCCTTGCGGAAAAGATTACCGTAGTATCCGGGATGAGTATCGATCTCATTGCCACGTCTCACTCTCCAGAGAAGAGTGTATCATATCTAATGATTTTGTCATGAATACTCATGAACATCTCAGAAAATATTGCATACACCCCTAGCTGGGGGATGCAGGCGACTGCCTCATCAACAGAGATTGGGATCTCTGTGGACTCGTCCGTCAGTCAGCATATTGTCGAAATGGCAATATTCTGATCTCGTGCACCTGTCTGTTCGGCGCTCGCTGTAAAGAGTTCTACGATGATATTATTCATAACCCCGTCATTCACAAAGTGTGATGGACTAAGGGCTGGGAATAGAGGTAGATTGAACCACTTTTGGTAAGATCGAATCATTTCTACGCCTGGAATAAATCCTCGTATTACTCTTGCTACACTGTCATAAAGGCTGGCAAGCTTTCGATTATGGGAATAAATCCCATAATTTACTGACTTTCCCGTCCTCTGTGCTGTAGTCATCAGCGACGTCACCCGGGATACGGAATGAGGATTCATTCATCCCTTGATTAGAGAGTCGTGAACGGCTTGATAGACTTGCGCGGTCTTTTGACCGGAAGCAACAATACTGTTAATAGGGAAAGGAGAATATTCTCCCGTTCTATAACGGTACCACCTCTTCGCAATTTCGAAGGAGTGTGGAGATGTGTGAGATTTCATCGCTGAGATCTTCACTCCCATCTCGTCTATTACCCGAAGATAGAGTGCCGCTACTCGATCATCAGAGATGACAATGTCATCCCCAAGTATGATGTAGCAGCTCTTATTGTTCGGATTGACTCTTCTGATACACCATTGTACCACCATATGATGGCAGAGCGTAAAAATAGCTCAGGAAGAGTAAGCTCCTATCGGCTGACCACACTGGTACACCACTTCACTCCTTGATTGTTCAAAGTAGTGAGGTAGCCGTATCAGTGTCCTTCACCCATTAGCGAGTGACTCAGAATA